GACCCCGATATAAGAACTCTCCAACGTGCGTAATAGTATCCATTACATATATATGTACTTTACCACCCATGTCCCGCCATTTTTGACAGAAACCAAAGTCTTCTCCAAAGTATCTTTTAGTTTTAAGATCATGCCAAGTATCAAATAAATTAAAGAAATTTTGTTTTTTATCTTCTTTACCATTAATAAAAGTAGGTTGAATTATTTCTAATTCTGGATGATTTTCAATCATATCCTCTAATACTTTTCTTTTAATTAACATACATCCTGTAGGAGCATGAGTTACTTCTATAATACCTTTATCAGCTACAATGTTTTTAGAGTCCTCTACTTTAATTGGATAAGTAAAACCTGCTCTTGACATATCTTCTGCAGATGTAATTGCATCTTCTTTATTATTTACTCTTCTCCATATTTTATCCCAATCCATCATCTTCATTGGATAAGGGCATGCAATAACATCTTTATCAGCTTTTAACATTTTTTCAATAGTAGAAAATTCAAAATCAATATCTGAATCTATAAATAATAAATGCGTATATTTATCTTTGTGATTTAACATTTCAGCTACACTTAAATTTCTACCTTGTGTAACTAAAGAAGATTTTAACAAAGTAAAACTAACTAATATATTTCTTTGTAAACATTCCATTTGAAACTTTAAAACAGCTTGACAATAATGCATGGTTACATCGCTATGACAAGGGGTACAAACCATTATTTTATATGGAGATCTACCATCTTTACCACCTACATTTATTTCAATTACGTTAGTATCACCTTCAACTTTATTAGTTTTAATAGTTTGATAGGTATCATTATTAGCCTCTGTTTTTTTATCTTCAGTAAACCAGATAGGTTTATTACTTGGATCTGACACTAATTGCTCCTGTTAAAAATCTTGTCCATGATGTGCCTATTTTATTCCAATTGTAATAAGCATTAACGTAATCAGACTGAGTTTCTAAATGTTTATGTATAGTTTCTTGATGTAATATATTTGCTGAAGCTTCTATTGCAGAAGCAAATTTCATAGATAGTCTTCTTAAATTATTATCAAAAGGTATGTACATTGGAAACTCAGCGCCTGTTTCAAACAAAGCACCAAGATTAGTTGTAACACAATATAATCCACCAGCCATACATTCTAATAAAGATATACAAGATGTTTCTTCAAAGATACTTGGGTATGCATACATATTATACTTATGCACATTACTTTTTATAAAACTATTTGGTTTATACCCTATGTAGTTTACATTAGGTAGCTGTCTTGCTTGTTCATATAGTTCTGTATATTCATGATCATTTTGATCAAAGAATTGTTTTCCATATACTTCAGTTGATGAGTATACATCCAAAGTAATTAATGGGTTTTTAACTAATTGCATTGCACCTAATAAAACAGATAGTCCTCTCCAAGGTGTGTTTTGATGAATTATTCTAATAGGATCACCTTGTTTATAAGGTTTTGCTTTTTGTATTTTATCTATACCATTTTTAATTACCAAACATTTTTCTGCAGGTAAACCAAACATCATTCTAAATTTTTCAAAAGTCCAATGAGAATTAAATACATACCAATCATACTTGTGATGATTAGATTTATTTTCAAACCAAGGAGCTAAGTTAGGTTGGTCATATGAATTTTTTTGCCAAAGTATATTTACTTTGTCTGGATGTAACGGAATTTTTTCTGGTACAGAAGTTGTAATCTGTACTTGATCTAATAATTTTTTATCAACATATTCTTCTAAATAGTTGAATTGTAATTCTGTTCCGCCTTTAGGATTTTGGTTTCTTATTATCATTATTCATTACTTTCTGGAATACATCTAAACCTTTAGGTGATACATGCACTGTAACATCAGTTACAATATCTGGTCCTTCTATTTTTTCTTTAGAAGTTTCACCTGTTTTTGTATTTCTATAAATTGTTACAGTTGTACAATCGATCTTATGTATATTATCCGTTTTCATTCTCTCTGTTTATAAGCGCATAACTAACTACCACTTCAAGTTTGTTAGCTGTTTCTGCTTGCGCTTTTATAGCATCTCCTGCTTCTAAATTCAACCCCTGTTCTGTAGCGTTGACAGTACTTGAAGCAGGTACGTCCTTTCTAAAAAATTCTATATCTGTACTAGCCGATGAATCTCTTAAATCACAATTAACTAATACAGCTCCTGTGCTATTGTTGGATACATATACAGATTTTATAATGGCAACAGCTGATGTTGATATAGTCAAAACAGTTGTCATAGCTGTTCCATCTAATATCTTAGATGCATTTTTATATTGTATGCTCATGATAAAAAGTAATTAAAAGTATCTTGTTCGTTTTTTAAGTCTTGTTGAAAAGAAAAATTAAGTTGTTGTTTCATCGTATTTAAAGACTCCATAATCTGTCTCTGATTATCTACATCATATTCTTCTTTTGGCTCAGGTATGTAATTAGTAATTTTTGCCATTACCTACCACCATAGTTTCTTTCGTTAGCTGTACCTTTACCAGAAACTCCACCTGATTGTTTTTCAAATGCCATACCTGGTCCACTAAATGTAGATCTACCAATTGATCCTAAACTCTCTCCTCTATTAGATCTATCTTGCATTTCTGCTAGTTGTAGGTTTCTTAACTCTGATATTCTTGCTCTACTCGCATCTGTTTGTGGTGCTTTTCTTCCTATTATATTTTCAATTCTTCTTTGCATAGCCCCTGCTAAACCATAGTTAGTTGGTTTACCAAACTTACCACCTGTAATCATATTTAAAAAACCACCAGATACAGGGTTGTATCCTTTCATAATACCTGAGGCTATTGAACCAGTGCTTGTTAGTCCTTCATATGGACGATAAAAATTTCGTATACCTACTGCTCTAGGATCAGATTTAGGTAAAAATTGTCCTAAATTACTTCCAGGAATTAAAAATTTAATTAATTTCATAATACCTGATTCTTCTTTTTGACCTGGTAAAAATTCTTGTTCAACATCTTCTTCGTTAGCTACACCATAAGAAGGTGTTATACCTTCAAGGTCACTTAAAGCAGGTGATATATTACTAGGAAAAATAGTTTGAGTTCCGCTATCATAACGAGGCTGACCTATAGAACCTATCTCCATTCCTTTTCCTAAATAGTTTTGATTAGGTCCAACACCTATAGATCCTGTCATTGGTCCATCACCTAAATAATTTAAGTTAGGTCCTATTCCTAAAGACTCTACACCTCGCATACCTTTTCCTAGATAGTTTTGATTTAGTCCGAATTGTCCTATTTGAAAACCTGTATCTGAAGGCAGGTAACTACTCTGTAATAAATATCGTAATTGTTCTTCGTCCATTATCTTCTACCGTCTGGTTGTGCATCTAATCTAAGTGTGCCATATCTCCATGACTCACCTACTGCTGTGTTGGCTATCTGCACAGAAACTAATCTGCCTCTAGCTCTTGTATCTACCTTATCAGTCGTAGAGGTTATTGTAAAGGGCCCAAGTGGTGAGCTGACAGCTACATCATCTGGATAGCTACTTACAAATAAAGTTACTTGAGCATTACCTGTTTGGTATTTAAAATCAGGTATAAATCGTTTAACTGACATAAAGAATTCTCCATCACCTCTATAATCAGCAACCCCTGTTGCCTGACCCAAGGCGCTTTTACGTGAAGTAATATCCCAATCTCCAGATCTAATAAATGCATCAATAGAAGTTGTGCCTGAGCTATTAACTTGATCGGTTCCTACTTCATGAGCATAGTAGATACTAGCTCCATAGAAATTTGTAATACCTAATATACTTGGAAATACAGGTGTAGCTGTTTTAGTATACTCTGTTGCATAAGGCTCGTTAAATACCCCTTGGTCTTGATAGGTAGTTCTAGCTAATGATGAAGTTGTCCAAACATTTTCTGAGTAATTATAAGTCACACATCTATCAACTTGATCAGATCCATCTTTTGGATAAAACCAATTTATTTCTGTGTATAAAGAATTAGGTGAAGAATAGATAACATCTCTTGAATTTAAATTAATACCTAGATTATCTCCATCTGTACTAAATACAAAATCTTCAACAAGAGATGGTAATGATTTAACTGTACCATCATAAACAAAAAACCCACCTTCCGCTGACATCCACCAGACAGCACCGTTTGCATAAGACATAGCATGTTGACCAATACATCCACAATTAGTACCAACTTGTCTAACAGAAAAAGTAAAAGGTGGACCAACAAATTGAATTACATAAGCTGCAAGATCAGTTGATACAAAGATATAATCTTTACCTTGTATAGCTGCCCTAATTTCATTGCCAGTATCTAATCTAAACGTACCGGCTGTGTTAGTAGCAGTTGGCGCGTATGTATTTAAATCCTCTTGATTTGAAAATCTTACAAACATAGGATCTTGTGTTGTAGTATCACCTATAGTTGTTTCTGTACCCATGTGAAATAAATGTCTATCTCTATCGGATACGACAGATATTCTAGTGGCTGTGGGATTGTTTGTTGTTGCAAAATTACTCGTTGACTGAGAAGCTCTGATACCTCTAGCAGAAGATGCTCCAGCATTCCACGTAAAAGTTTTACCATTAAATATAGTTGCAACTAATACTTCACCAAAATTATCTAGACTCCAGTTTCCTGGGTCAAGAATCACATCACTAGTTGCACTTTCAGTTCCCCATGTGCTAGATCCCCATAAATCCGTACCCCAACCATAACCTGCGGTTTGAAAAGTAGGACCTACTATAACGTAAGGATTAACAGTTGCTGCACCCGCTGCAGTCATACCTGAGCCTCCTTCATTTCTAGAAGCTAATATAGTAAACTTGTCTACATCTGGAGTTGTTTGTATTTCATAAACTTTTTCTAATTCCGCTGCTGTAAAATCAGATGCACCTGTAACAGTCACACTAGATAATGTTACATACCTTCCTTTAGCTAAACCATGAGATCCTTTATTTATAGTTACAGTATTTGAACCATTAACAGTTGTTATGGTACATCCTGTAATAGCTGTATCTAAAGGAGTGATATCAAAAAAATCATTACCATAATATAAAAACAAACCTTGAGACGTTCCAATAGCTGTGTATTTTTCACCTGCAAAAGAAGTAAAAGCATGTTGTCTTCTAGCTGCTCCTGGTAAAGTTAAAGACCCAGCGGTTAATTGGTTCCAGCCACCTATTTTTTCAGGTAATCCATATCTAAATCTAACAAAATCTCCATCTGTCCATTGTCCCTCGGCACCAGATTCTGTATCTTGTTTATTAAAACCAGGCTTGAAATTTAATTTTTGTAGCATATAGTAGCTTATATATTAGTTTTATAGAGAATGAAAGATACAATATAATGTCCTTTGACCATAAAATATCAGATTTAAAGTATAGAATCAATGGGTTAGTCCCTAAAAACGTATGTCAACAATTAATAGAAATCTTTGAAAGATATCCTGAATTTTATCATATTGAAGGTAGTTTTAAATATCAGACTAAAAAATTTGAAGAAGATAATTTTAAATGTATTAATTTATCTAGGATAGAAAACCCAAATAAAGATATATTATATGCTTTTAATGAAGCTAGAAAATACATATCAATAATGATAGCCAACTATGTATTGTATATTAAATCCAAAAAAATAAGTCCTACCTTTAGTGATAGACCAATTAAATCTACTCAAAATATTAGAATATTAAAATATGGTGTAGGTGAATGTATAAAAGATCATACAGATGTTGCAGAAAACATGAGAGCTTCTTGTACATTAAATTTAAACGAAAATTATGAAGGAGGAGAGTTTAGATTTTTTGATGGTCAAATTAAAGAAACATTTAAAACTGGAGATGCTATGTTATTTCCAGCTGAACCTATTTGGATTCATGGTACAGAACCAATTATTAAAGGCACAAGATATTCAATTAACTGTTTTTTATATCAATGAAATTAATATATTCAATACCAGATAAACTATACTACATACAAAATTTTTTGGATTATCCTACTTATAAAGGTATTCATGATGCTATATTTAAAGAACGTAAAAGTATTAATTTGCATTCTTCTAAAGATTTATGGTCAGAGAAATTAATAAATAACATAGTTCCTCCAAAAAGAGTAGGTGTATTAAATTATCCGCCGTTTGAAAAATTAAAGACTTTAACTCATCACAATCAATTTTATCAATTAAAAGATTTTAAAGATATTAGTTGTAATATTCATTATATGGAAAAAGGAGCAGGTATTAATTGGCATGATGATGGTAATTGGACATACGGCGCAACATATTATATAAATAATAGATGGAACATTCAGTTTGGTGGAGAATTAATGTTTAATACAGAAAATGGCCATGGTTACATACCTGTAGTAGGTAATTCTTTGGTAATAATAAAATCTCCTCTTGAACATAAAGTTAATCCTGTGTTAAGTCCAATCATACCAAGAGTTTCAATACAAATGTTTATAAAATAGATGATTAGTTTATTAACCAAAAATAATAAGTTAAATGAAGTCAAAAATAGTTTAACAGTTACTTATCCAAGAACTGTAAATATAATACATGGAAATTATCCATATCCTCATGTAATTCATAATTTTATATTAGATTTAAAAAATAATTTAGACCCTACTATGAAAAATTATACTAATGTAAAGGGAGGTATGACTCCTTGGGATCATTATGTAGATAATGAAAATTTTAATGGTTTTATAGCTTTTTTAATAAATACTCATCAAACTACTCACCCCAAAATTTTTGAATATTTTTTAGAAAAAAATTTTGTTAGTAATGCTTGGGGAAATGAAATAAAACCAGGAGATAGTTTAGACTACCATACTCATTCTTGTGTGCATGGTATTTTATATTTAACAAAAGGATGTGATTTAATTCTACCTGAATTGAATTTAAAAATATCCCCTGAACCAGGTGATTATTATGTGTTTCCACCTGAAATACTACATGGTTTTGATAAAAGTGAAAGTGAAACAAATAGATATAGTTTAATTTTTAATATTGAACAAAAGAAAGAGAGGTTTGATTTTGACAAAAAATATAAACGAAAAAACAGTAAACATAACTAACTTTATTGGAGTATACGATAATTACATTACTGAACAAGAATGTAATAAAGCTATTAAATTATACGAAGATCAAAATAAATTTAATAATACAATTAATAGAATAGGTTTTGAAAAGGCATCTATATTACAAAAACAAGATCAACAATATTTTGCAGCACCTAATAATATTGATGTTTGGTGGGAATCTTTAAAACCCATGATGCTTAATTTTGATATAGCCTGGAATCATTATGTAAAAAATGTAGGTGCAGATGATGCTTACGGAGTTCCTTTTCATTTTACAGATTTAAAAATTCAAAAAACTCTTCTTACAGAAGGTTATCATGTTTGGCACATAGAACATGGTAAAGGATTCGATAATGAACCTCGTGCTTTTGTTTTCTCTATTTATCTAAATGATGTAGAAGAAGGTGGAGAAACAGAGTTTTTACATTTTTCAAAAAGAGTAAAACCCAAAACAGGTAGAATAGTTATTTGGCCTGCAGGTTTTCCATATTTACATAGAGGTAATCCACCTTTATCTGGAGCAAAGTATATTTTAACTTCTTGGATGATGTTAAGATAATGATAAAAATAATAGATAATTTTTTTGAAGATAATTTATTATTAAATATTCAAAATCATATTACTACTAAACTGCCATTTACTCCTCAATATTTTGAAAATACTAAAGAGAGAAATAAAGAAAATCATTACGGAGATAGATTTAACTTAGAAAAAGATATAAATTTGTTTAATACTTTTGTTAAACAAGTAGAAAAAAAATTTAAAATAAAAATAAATAAAGTAGCGAACAGTGGAATAGATATTAGAAATTTAGATCATTTTAAACCACATACTGATCTTGCAAAAATAAATGCTTTTATTATGTTAAAAGGTCCAACAGCTGTTACAAATGGAACTGTTTTTTACACCAAAGGTGAATTAGATATACATGTTGGATTTAGAGAAAATAGAGCTATTTTGTTTCCCTCCAATTGGGTGCACTCACCTCATAAAAGTGAAGTTAAAAATCTAAAAAGATTCACTGCGAGTATATTTATTGATGATTATGAAGAATAAGAAGTTGGTCTAGCCCCAAGTCTAGCAATTTTTTCAGCTTCAGTTTCAGTGGAATTACCATCTAAATCTACTGCATTATTATTATCCCAATCAGATTGTAATCGAGCTAAATGAGCTGAATCCCATCTAGTAATAAAGTCTTGAAAGTCACCTAAATTAGCATCTTCCCAACTAGAGTGAGAAGTTTCATCTCTATACTCTACTGTATCAATAGGCCTAGCTGTTCCAAATTGAATAGCCCAAATGTTTGAAAACTTACCTTGACCCCAAAAAGAATCATCTGAAATAACATATGAAATACCTTCAGAAGCACCTTCAGCATGATTTTTAATTATGCATTTATCATCGAATACTACTGTCCATTGTGAGTTTGTTGCCATAATTTCTCCTACGTTTTAATAATATAAATAACTGTTAAATAAGGTTGTAATACTGAAGTTGCATCACCTGAAAAGTTTGCACTCATATTGTGAGAGTGACCCTGACCTGAACCAGTACCATCTGTACTTTTTGCTACAGCGAAACCTCCAGCTAAGTCAACCTGGTTTCCATTACCTGAAATTATATTACCTGGTATCCCTGGATAAGGGTGAGTGTGAGATGCAAGTTGTGCTGTGGATAAAGTTGCATTAGCTGTAGATCCTCCAACGTTTCCAGTTGAAGTAACTGTGTTTGCTCCACCAGTAGACCCTAAAGCTTTATTGTTTGATTTACCAACAGCAACATTGTCTCCTAAATTTGGTACATTAAAAGTAGATGAACCATCTCCAGAGCCATAAACTGTACCTACGATTGCAAATAATGCAGAATAAGTTGATCTTGAAACTGCTTGACCATTACATTCTAAGAATCCTGTTGGCACTGATGCAGAAGACCACGGCACAATAGTCGCTGTAGGAATTCCCTCGATACCTGTAAGGTTTGCTCCTGAAAAATCGTATTTTGTTGCTTCGTAATTTGACATATTATTTCTCCGTGTAAGTCCATCCTGTTGTAGCATCTCCAGAAAAAACTAATGAAAAAGCTGCACCTTGTGTATTAACAACAAGATCAGATGCTGCATTAGCTATATTAGAAGAGTTTCTACCAACAGTCAACGCGTTAGTTTGAAAATCATAACCTTGGTCTACAAAATGTACTTCATCTCCTGTAGCAGGTGAGGCTGGGAGTGTAACTGTTACTGCTCCACCATTCGTATTTACTAAAAGTTTAGCACCAGCTTGAACTGTTTCTGCTGCTGATATTGCTCTCCAGTTTCTTTGTTCAGATAATTTTACAACATTAGTTCCATCAGAATATAATGTGTAATTATTTCCTTCACATAATAATACACCTGTTCCAGATGCAGTTTTAAAAGTTAAAGTGTTGCCAGCATGATCACATGCGTCTTGTACGTGGTAAGTTTTTTCAACTGAGTTTGGAATACTAACTGTTAAGTTAGAAGCTAAAGTACCTGTTAATTTGATAACATCGTTTTTACCATCTGATAAAGCACCATTAGTAAAAGTTAAAGATCTAGCAGCGTTAGTTATATTGAAAGTAGTAAAACCACCAATTGCTTGTTCTAGAATTAAAAGGTTAGTGTTAGTTATTTGTCCCCAAGTTCCTGAGTTTTCCCCAGTTGCTTGTACTGTAAGTTTTAAATTTGCTGATGTTGAATTCGCCATATTAAATTCCTTATATCGTTTATTTTATAAAAATAAAGAGAAAGTGTCAAACTCTTTATGCAACGACTTCCCTCCATCCAGGAGGATCTATTGGAGCAGAACCTGTATTTACTTCGTTCCAGATAAGAGCATTACCACTTCCTACTGTTGTAGTCA